TGACTATGTGTTTCATCGAAGGTGTCAATATAACTAAAGACACCAAAGAAATCCTAGAGTTCGTTATCAAAAAGAATAGAGAGGTACTCAAAGACCTACCGAAAGCTATTCAAGAAAAAGCTAAAACGAACATCGACAAATTCGATAAATTAGCACAAGCAATAAAATAAATAATTACAGGGGGCGTCACACCGGCGCCCTCTATTTTTTTATTGAGCGTTGAGCATCCGCACTCCGCCACCTGGCGGTGGCTCAAGGTTGAGCGTTGAGAAGTTGGTGAGTAATTGAGCAACAGCAATCCGCAGCACATAACTACGAGGGCGTAGTTATGTAATAATATATAAAAATAAAATAATTAAAAAATTAAAACAAAATAGATAAAAATATGTTTGTTTATAGTGATTTTTATTAATTTATTTTAGATATAAGTTATTAACAGAAAGAGAGAAAATATGACTTTTGCGATGATTTTTTTAATAATAATAGTTTACTTATTAGTAAATTAGTATAGGTTATAGAAATAATAAGAAATTAATCTTATTATAAAAGAGAAAGAATAAAAATGAAAAATAACGAAACTAATAAAAAATTTCCTTCTTCGCTTAAAGTATTAGCGAGTAATAAAATTCTTTTTAGATTAATAAATATAAAAAGAGAAAATACTCGTTCGTACGATATATTCGAAGAAAGTAAGTTTTCGACTACGATTAAAGATTTATTTACTTTAACGAATTATAGAAAAGTGGATTATTCGTACGATACTAAGGAAAATAATCGCTTTTCTACTATAAGATTAATAGTAGAAAATAAAAACGATACGAAAGAAAATAAAGAAGAATTAATTTCTATTATCGAAGAAAATAAAAAGTATTTAAACGATAAAGAAAATAATATTCGTAATAGAAAAGCTATCGAAGAAAATATTTTATTCTTCGAAGAAAAAATTTCTAATCTTTAATTACTAAATATATATTTAATAATAAATCTCTCTAATTAATTTTAGAGAGATTTTTTTATTTTTATAATTAATAATCGAATAGAAAAAAATAAATCGTATTAAGTTTAATCGAAAAAAAATCGTATAAAGTTTAATTACGATTTTAAGAAAACTCGGGGGTTAAGCGTAAGCTTTACCACTAATGACTGTTATATGTATAAATAAAATATATAATACTTTATGATTAAAGTGTGGTTTTTAGTAGTGTTATTAAATTTTCCNGAGTATCCTATGATATATTATAAGGGGGCTAAAGGGTTTCTTTCCCCTGAACAATGTGAAGAACAGCGTATACCTATAAAAAATTATTTTGAAAAACAGGAATTAAACAAAGGAAAAACTGCTATATCAATTGAAAGTTATTGTTTACCTTTCGATATATTTAAGTTTAATAAAGGAAATAATGAAACAGGAACTNNTACAGAAAGCTAGNAANATTCTTTTAGATCCGAAAGTATCTAAAAANGTAAAAGAACAAGTTTTCGAAATANTAGAAAAACAAAGAACNAAAGCTACTAATAGCGCCGCACAATCTGGAATTTTGGATTATGCTAAACATATGTATCCAGGGTACAATGATCCTGCACATATAAAACTTATTGGAGAAAACCTAGAAAGTTTAGAGAAAGGTGAGATTGACAGATTAGCTATCTTTATGCCACCACGACATGGCAAGTCCATGTTATGCTCTGAATTTTTTCCAGCGTGGTATCTAGGACGTAATCCTAGAAATTTTGTAATTCAATCTACTTATGCTCAAGAACTAGCTGATGATTTTGGACGCAAGGTGCGTAACCAATTAAAATCAGAAGATTATATGAGAGTNTTGAGGGTGTAGGTCTAAGAGAAGATTCAAGCTCAGCGAAACGTTTTCACACAGTACATGGCGGGACATATAGCGCAGTCGGTGCTGGTGGTGCTATTACAGGTAGAGGTGCACATTTATTAATTATTGATGATCCTATAAAAGGGCGTGAAGAAGCAGAGTCCGGGCTTCAGAGAAGAAACTTAATCGAATGGTACAAAGCAGTCGCTTACACGAGATTACAGCCGGGAGGTAAAGTTATATTAATTCAAACTCGATGGCACGAAGAAGATTTAGCTGGATGGATATTAGAGAACTCAGGTGAAAACTGGAAAGTTTTAGACCTACCAGCTATAAATGCAAATGGTGATGCGTTGTGGCCAGAAGCATATCCCGTGTCTAAATTACAAAAAATTAAAGCGACAGTTGGAGATAGAGTATGGGAGTCATTATACCAGCAACGTCCTACAGCAGAGCAAGGTGCTATACTCAAGAGAGATTGGTGGCGTAGATTGGATCACGAACCTCACTATGATTTTATCGTTCAAAGTTATGATACTGCTTTTAGTACGAGAGAATCTGCTGACTTTTCAGCAAGAACGACATGGGGAGTATTCTCTCGTGTAAACGAAGATGGTGCGGTCGAAGCATGTATACATTTAATTGAAGCATGGAGAGACAGAGTAGAGTATCCTGATTTAAGAAGAATAGCCCAAGAATCATATTGGGATATGAAACCTAATTTAGTATTAATCGAGAAACGTGCATCAGGGCAATCATTACTTCAAGATTTAAGACGTGCGGGTATTCCTGTTCATGAATATAAACCAGATAAAGATAAAGTTTCGAGAGCACACGCAGTCGCTCCCATGCTAGAGAGTGGTCTAATATGGATTCCCGATAATGAAATATGGGTTGATGAACTTCTCGCAGAATGCGCAGCGTTCCCTTATGGAAAGCACGATGACTATGTCGATACATGTACTCAAGCTTGGCAGTTAATAAAAGAACAATATTTAGTAGCGCATCCGCTAGATCCAGATTTATTTGACGAATGGGACGATAAACCGATAAAAACAAATTTAATCGAAAAGAGATATTATAGTTAGACAAGTGAATGTAACTAGTATAGATATTTTATAATAAGGAGGTCATGATGACTGCAATGTATAAACCAACGAAAGACAGACCGAGTAGAGGCTTGCAATATGCTGCAGCTTATAACGAAGCTGAAAATCGTTTTTATTCAAAACATCCTGAAAGAAGAAAAGATAATTCAATGATTCAAAAAGCAATGAATAATCCAGGCTTACTTGTTGAGGAAGTTGAAGATAAAAAAATTAAAACTATTCCATATGGAAAGGACTAAACTATGAAAAAACAAGGCTATAATGCTCGTAAAGATGAGCAACTAGGAATGACTAGAGGTAAACAATCTGGTAAAAAAATGTCAATGGCTGGCAGAAGAAAAGTAGCGAAAGCAACTCGTAAACCTAAAGGCTCTTACGGATTTAANAAAAGAAGTAGGTATAACATGATGAGAGGATATAAAAATCCCGACACTCCACAAAAGTTTAGGGAAAAACATGCGAATCAATTAGATTCTCAAAAAAGAAAACTTCAGAATGGTTATNCTTGCGATGTAGGAAGCGCAAAAATTAATGTAATGGGATTAAGTGTAGGAGGNTCAGCTTCGACTGTTACTCCAGCTAAACCTCGTAATGCAAGTGCTTCTATTTACAAAACAACTACTGTTCCAACNCCTAAAGTCTAGTATGGATCCTACGGAGTGCTGCGCGGTTTGTGGCTGCGATAAAAGTAAATGCATTTGTGGAGATGAGTGCGAATCTTGCGGTGCTTAGATGCCTTTTAAATCTAAAAAACAACGAGCATTTTTATATGCGAATAAACCAGAAATCGCAAAGAAATGGTCTAAAAAATATGGGAGTAAAATAAATGGTAAAAAAAATAAAAAAGCCAAAACCAAAACCGCCTAGTCCTGAAGATAAAAAAAGACGCAAAGAATTAGATGACTCTATAAACAGAGTTTATAAGAAAGTCGCAGAAGCTAAACGAATTGGTATTTTGCAAAATAAAATAGCGAAAAAGTTTAAAGATGGTAAAATGAAAAAGCCACCTAAACCTTTTAAGAAAAACACTAAAAAAATGGGGAAATAATATTATGGCGATAGATACAAAAAGAATTAAA